AGGAAACTCTGGTGCAGGTGGTGCAGGTGGAGGTGGTGCAGGTTGTGATGCAAATTCTCCAGAACCTAGAACTCCAGGAACAGCAAATACAGGTGGGGGTGGTGGTGCAGTATGGAGCCCCGGCGGTCAAATTACAGGTGGTGGAAGCGGAATAGTTAAAATAGCGGTACCCCAACAAGCAGGGCCAAGAATAACAGTGGCTCCAGGTACTAATACTAAAACAGATGTTTCAACTCCTTCGGGACCAAGAACTATATTAACTTTTACAGTTCCGGGAACTGCATCTTACGGTTAAAAATATGGGACATTTTGCAGAACTAGATAAAGATAATAAAGTTTTACGAGTTTTAACAGCTTGTAATCAAGATATTGCTAATAATGGAGGAGATCAATCGGAACAAGCTGCATTACATTTTCAATCATTAAATAAATTTAGTGAGGGAGGTGTAAAATGGATTCAAACTTCTTATAATCATAATTTTAGATGTAGAATGGCAGGAATAGGATATACATATAATGAAGAATTTAATGTTTTTATAAATCCGAAACCTTTTCCATCATGGACTTTAAATAATACTACATGGATATGGGAAGCTCCTATTTCTAAACCTATAACTTATATAAATAATCCTGAAGGTCAGAATCCTCCAATTGAAGATGTTTATGATTGGGATGAAACAAATCAAACTTGGGTTATTAGACAGCCATAGACAATATTTTAAATTTTTGATAATATATTCATTATAAAGATGAATTTATTACATCATTATTATTATTTTGAAAAAGTTCTTCCAGATAGATTTTGTGAAGATTTAAAAAAATTTGCAAAAGATAAAAAAGAACAATTAGCTATAACTGGGCTTTTTGGTCAAGAAAGAGATATTAAAAAAAATCCATTAAGTAAAAAAGAAATAAATTCTTTAAAAAAGAAAAGAAATTCTAAAATTGTTTGGATGGAGGACAGATGGATTTATGAAGAAATTATGCCTTTTGTTCATGAAGCAAATAAAAAGGCAGGTTGGAATTTTAATTTTGATTTTGCAGAAACTTCTCAATTTACAAAATATGGAAAAAATCAATATTATGACTGGCACTGTGATTCTTTTGAATTTCCTTATAATCAACCAAACAATATAAATTTACATGGTAAAATAAGAAAATTATCCGTCACATGTACTTTATCAGATCCAAGCGAGTATAAAGGTGGAGAATTAGAATTTAATTTTAATAATCCAGAAAAAACAAAAAAACAAAATATTAAAAAATGTTTAGAAATTTTACCTAAAGGATCTTTAGTAGTTTTTCCAAGTTTTGTTTGGCACAGAGTATGTCCAGTAACAAAAGGAACTAGATATTCTTTAGTTATATGGAATTTAGGATACCCTTTTCAATAGAATTATTTACTTTATTAGTAAATTAATATAAATATTTTTTATGAATTTTAAAAAGAAGAAATATATAATTATAAAAAAAGCAATATCAGAAGAACTTGCTGATTTTGTATATAAATACTTTTTCTTAAAAAGAATGGTTGCTCAAACTTTATTTGAACAAAAATTTATTTCACCTTTTACTAAATATTTTGGTGTTTGGAATGATGAGCAAGTTCCAGGTACTTATTCTCATTATTCAGATATTGCAATGGAAACTCTTTTACTTAAAGTTCATCCTGTTATGGAAAATTTTACAAAATTAAAATTAAATCCGAATTATTCTTATGCTAGAATTTATAAAAAAGGAGATATACTACATCGTCACAAAGATAGATTTTCATGTGAAATATCCACAACTTTATTTTTAGGAGGAGATGAATGGCCTATTTACTTAGAACCTTCTGGAAAAAATGGATTAAAAGGAATTAAGGTTGATTTAAAACCTGGAGATATGCTTGTTTATAAAGGTAGTGAATTAGAACATTGGAGAGAATCATTTCAAGGAGATCACTGTGCTCAAGTTTTTTTACATTATAATAATATATTAACTAAGGGAGCAAAAGAAAATTTATTTGATACTCGACCTCATTTAGGACTTCCAGATGAATTTAAAAAAAATAAAACATCATAAAATTAATAATAAAGATTTTTTTATAAAAGGGTTTTTTATTGATAAAAAAATCTGTGAAGATTTAATAGAATATTTTAAAAAAAATAAAAAATTATATAGAGCAGGTAACGTAGAAGGTAATAGTTCAGAATATAAAAAATTAGAAGTAAAAAAATCAACAGATATTACAATTCCAATTGAACATTATGAAAAATCAGTCATAAAAAAATATTTTATAAGTTTAAATAATTGTATAGAAGAATATAAAAAAATATTTCCATACTGTAGTATAAATACATTTCAATGGAGAATTAATGAACATGTTAATATACAAAAATATGAACCTAAAGAAGGATTCTTTAAATGGCATAATGAAAGAATTGGAATGTCAGATTTAAATAATAAAAGACATTTAGTATTTATGACTTATTTAAATTCTTTAGAAAATGGTGGAACTGAATTTTTTCATCAAAAATTAAAATTAGAAGCTGAGCAAGGTCTTACTGTAATATGGCCAGCAGATTGGACATATACCCACAAAGGAACTATTTCTTCAACTGAAAAAAAATATATAATAACAGGTTGGTATAGTTTTAATTAAATTTTAAAATGGAATATAAAGTAATAAATAATTTTTTAGAAAAAGATATTTTTATTAAATTACAAGATATTTTAATGTCTGATACAATTAATTGGTTTTGGAAACCTCACATGACAACAAATGATAATTATTTTTTTAATCATTGTTTTTTTTCTAATAATACTGTGCAATCTATTTTTTATACCCCTTTTATAATACCTATATTAAATTTATTAAATTGTAAGTCTGTAAGCGAAGTAAGGGCAAATTTAATGTTAAAAAAAGAAAAACAATATAAATCAAATTTTCATGTAGACAGGGATTATAAATGTAAAACAGCTATATTATACATGAATACTTGTAATGGATATACACTTCTAAATAAAAAAAAGAAAATAAAAATAAATTGTGTTGAAAATAGTATTTTAATTTTTGATTCTCAAATAGAACATGCGGGTGTTAGTCAAACAGATGTGGACAGAAGAATAGTTATAAATTTTAATTATTTTTAGTGAACATTAAATTTGTAAATGAATGTCTTACAAATATTACATGGCATGAAAATAATAGTTATCAAGTAGAGGGATTATTACAACAATCCAATCAATATTATAAATTTGACATACGTTACTTAAATGATTTTCCAGAAGATAAAAAAGGAAAACTTGTTAATTCTAAAAGTCAAGCAGACAAAGTTTTATTTGAGGATGATAAAAATTGGATACTAGTTGATACACAAGAACTTATTAAATACATGAAAGAACATAGTTTAAAAGAAGTTAAATTAGAAGAATTGATTAAAAATATAGATTGGAATATAATATTGCCAAAAAAATAGTGTATTTATTAATATATACATATATAATGGCAAATTATGCCATTAACGAAGCTTACATTTCAACCAGGATTAGATACTTTAGACACCAAAACTGGAGCAGAAGGACGTTGGGTAGATTGTGATAAAATACGATTTAAACAGGGTCTTCCTCAAAAAACAGGCGGTTGGACTAAGTATAGCACTAGTTATTATGTAGGAGTAGCGAGAGGAATAGCTAATTGGTTCGATTTAGATGGTTCACGTTATACCGCTTTAGGAACTGATCGTAAAGTATATGTTTATGAAAATGGAGAAAATGGTGATATTACACCAATTCGTCAAAGTAATAGTTTAGCTAATTGCTTTACTACAATTAATGGAAATGCAAATGTAACTGTACTTCATACAGCTCATGGAGCTTCAAATGGAGACTTTATTACTATTTCTAACGTTTCAGTTGCAAATGTTGGAGGTATAGCAAATACAGTTCTTAATAATGAATTTGAAATACAAAATATTACAAATACTGATGCTTATGTGATTCTTACAAATACTGCAGCAACCTCTAATGTAACAGCAAATGGAAATGCTACGATACAATATCAAATAGGAATAGGACCAAGTGAACAAACTTATGGATATGGTTGGGGCGCAGGTGCATGGAATGGTGTTCAAAATTGGAACCAAGCGGCTTCTACTTCTCAAATTACAATAGATTTAAGAAACTGGACTTTAAATAACTGGGGAGAAGATTTAATATTAACTCAATATAATGGAGCTACTTATGAATGGGACACCTCTTCTGGTCTTTCTGCAAATAGAGCTACAAAAATAGCAAATGCTCCATCTACTTCTATTACATCAGTTGTTGCAACTGATATAAGAATACTAGTTTGTTTTGGAACAGAGACAACGATTGGAAATCCTTCAACTCAAGATAAGCTCTTTATAGCATGGTCTGATCAAGAAGATTATAATGAATGGACTCCTAATACAGTCAACTCTGCAGGATCACAACGAATAGCCGGTGGTAGCGAAATACGTTGTGCTAAACCATCAAAAGGAGCTATATTAATATGGACTGATACATCACTACATTCTATGGCGTTTATAGGTCCTCCTTTTATATTTGGATTTAGACAACTCGGTAACGATTGTGGAGCTGTAAGTTTAAATGCTTCTATTATAGTTAATGATGTAGCTTATTGGATGTCTGATGGTATCTTCTTTCGATATATAGGAGCAGTTCAAGAAATACCATGTCCTGTAATTAATCATGTCTTTGATGATATTAATACAGTACAATATGCTCAAGTTTATTGTGGTGCGAATGCTTTTTTCTCAGAGATTACATGGTATTATTGTTCATTAAATTCTAATCAGATTGATCGTTATGTAA